GTAGACAGCACTTTGTTAAGATATTTGTTGATGGCAACTTCGGCCCATCGTATTGTGAGTTGGCCAGACAATGTGATTGCTTCGGCAATTCTCTGATCGAAGAACCTGAAGTACTTATTGCCCATAGCGCCATAAAGAGAATTAAGGAGAATTTTAATAGCCATTTGCCTATTCTCTGCAATGTTAATTCGTCTTTCAATATCATAAAGTTTTTGTTTATCATTTTTATCCACTCTTTGTAACTCTCTTTGTGCCGAGAGCATTTCTTTTTTAATTCCAACACGTTCACTATACATGCCGTCGACAAGAGTTGGCATAAAACCTTTCTTATCAGTTCTAAACATCTGGCCGTTACCGCCGATTGATTTACCAGGGTTCTTAAATGTGTAACCTTGTAATATCTTTTCTATGTCAAGATTCATTACCTCGCCATCTACAATGGTTTCGGTCGACATATTATATTGCATAATCAGTGATGGGTAAAGTGAGTTAAGGTCAAACGATACTACGTTTTCGTGTAGACCAACCACTGGGTCTTTTACATAACCACCAGGATAGTTGGTCTTGACTTTCTGATCGAAGAATGGTATTGCAGTCTTATTCTCATATAGGTAACGATAGATAATTGATTCCCATATCGCAGTAACTCCGAAAGTATCTGAGTAGTTGACACCACCCTGATATGCCATAGTAAGACACAATGTGATAAGACCCATCTTATCCTCAAGGCGATCCACGAGTTCTACGTCTTTGATATTATAGTCAATAAATTTTTGATGGTCAAACTTGTATAGAGTATGTAGTGATCCGTGTTCTTCGTATGACAATTTCTTCTCGCCAAGAACAACATTAGCAATATGATCGAGTCGGTAAGATTCTTGATTGCCATAAGAGTATCCAAATTTCTGGAATAGTTCTAGGTAATCAATAGTGGATATGCCCTTCAGGTCATAGGTCGCCTGGGTTCGGTTCATGATCTTGACATCATATCGGTCTACTAGACCCCAGGGAGAAAATTTCTTGGCCATATCATCGCCAAGGATTTTAAGTGTTCGGTTAATAAGGTAAGGCACATCAAAGAATCGGACGTTCCAACCGGTGATAATATCTGGGCAGTTACTAGGTAGAGACCAATGCAATATGAAGTCTGATAGAAGTTCTGCCTCTGAGGAGCACTTCTTGTAAACTACCCGATGAGTTTTCATAATTGATTGTTCTACATCATAGTCATTAAGACCCCACACGTAATACGTATTGTCTATGTTGTTCTTTAGAGCAATTGAAATAACTGGATATTCGGCCGCATCTGGTTCTGGGAATCCTTCATCTGACGCGACCTCGATATCAAATGATGTTACGTTAATCTTGTTTCTATCCCATTCGATAATACCAGGGAATTCGTCATTGATAAATGCAGGTATATGTCTGTCATTGCCAAAGATAAGGCGACCTGCTGTATTCTTGTTTTCATTTATCCATTCTTTGGCATCGCGCATAGATTCCATTTTGATAGGAGCCACGGGCACACCAGATAGTGATTTCCATTTAGTGGGTTTAGGGGTATTAACAAATAGAGTGGGCTGATACTTGATTTTTTCTTGTTTCTTTTGGCCATTTTCATAGCCACGATAGAGCAACATGTTGCCATATCGAGTTACGTTTGTATAGAATTTCATAACGAGTAAGTCACCTTTTAATAATATGTATATTATATCACATAATGAGTGCAATGTAAAGTGTTTTATGCATTTATATGTACGAAAAAGTGTAGTTTGTCGACATTTATATGTACGAAAAAGTGTAGTTTGTCGACATTTATATGTACATAAGGTTGGGGGTAATTGCTTACCCCCGCATGATTATGTCAAGTTGGTCTTAAAACGCTGTTTGTAAGATAATTAGCATTGGTGCTAGTCCTAAGATAGCTCCAGTGACAACAGTCAAAGTTATAACAGTTTTTAAGGCCTCGGCAACGTCTTCATACTTGTCCATTAGATGAACTATATGCTTCATGTTGTTTCTCCAGTAAATTTAGTTTATTACTTAACCTACTGGGTATTCGCTGCTCACCAGAATCTATTCTTGAATAAATTCCTTCTTCTTTGATGCCCCAGCAGACCCTATTTCGATCTTCCTAGGACGCCTCTCTTCTGGGACTTCTACTCTAGCATTCACTACGAGTATTCCATCCACAAGATCGGCACCGTCTATTACGACAAATTCTGAGAGTCGGAAGGACTTCTCAAACTTGCGGGACGATATACCTTTATGTGCATATTCACGTTCATCCTTCTCAGACTTCTCTGCCTTAATTAACAGAATACCATCTTTGACTTCCACAAGAATGTCATCCTGTGAAAATCCTGCAACGGCCAGTTCAATGATAAAATTTTCATCATCGACCTTAACTACGTTGTGAGGTGGATAGTTGTCTTGAATTCTACCAGCTGTGTGGATTCTTTCAAGTTCGTTAAGTATCGGCTCGAACCCGATAAAGAGTGAACGCGGCACGTTCATAGTATTTCTTACCATAGCTTCCTCCTATATTTAGCAAGGTTAAAAAGTGGACCCAATTATCTGGCATCCACTTTTATTTATACAACTTTCGTTGTTAGTTTAAACATTTGTTACAGATTTTATGTATTCTGCCAGACTTCATAAATTTATGAAATCTCTTCCATGCTTTTTTAAGTTTTTTCTCCATTACTGTTTCCTATATTGTATTTCGGACACAGTTCCCATTGCGCTTTCTCTTTGTACGGAATGACCTTTATTTGGCGCAATGGTGCCAAACTTGTTGCCGTTGCTGGATTGATGATTGTTACTAATCCCCAATCTTGCAATAACGTGGCAATTGTGTTCCTACGTTGTAGGTCATTCTCGATTAAGTTAGAAGGTTTCCCATCTAACAAAAACAGTTCTTTAAAATGAACAATAAAGTATCGGCCCTGTTTATGTAGGATATGACAAGACTGATACAGTTTTTGATCTTTACGTGATGCGACTCCAATACGAGTTAATGTTTCTCTTATCTTTAAAAAGTCGTCTGGTTCGTTGAGGGTAATTTCCAGCATATCAGCCGGTACCCAATTCTTGATTTCAATATTTTCGTTTTCCACCTTTATAAATCCTTTGTTTCAATGTTTCAATATTTTCATCATTAAATAATGGTAAAACGGATTTAGCCTTTTCATTGCTATATCCATAATATTCTTTAATGAGCTCTAGATTTTCAACCTCTTGTGGTTTGAGCCACTTTGAAAACCTTTTCTTCTTCTTAATTATATTTATAAGAAAATGATATTGAAGCTTATTGTCTATATGGTGGTTAATATTCATCTCATTGGCAAATAGAACCGTATCAGTAAAGTATGATAATGCTCTATTAACCATGAATCCAGGATAACTTTTTTCTGATATATCGTCGTGCATTATATCTTTCTTTGAGATATTAATACTGTTCACATAATCAAATGGGTTGCTCATTTAAATTTCACTCCAGCCATAATTTCTGTGCAACATGCCACGAGGTTTAGTTCGTGGTCAGCAACAAATGCATTCTTATACTGATAGTCAGCAAGAATGAGTACTAGCTGTGGAATAGATGTTGGTTCAACATGTTCTCCCATATTATCATATATCTTACGAAATACAGCAGCTGGTTCAGTGTCAATGTTATCTGCAACCCATTGACGCATCTTTTTAAAGTCTTTGCGTTTAAGTGAACTCATTAATTCATTAACTGATATATCAGATAGGGTAACCAATATACCTGTATCAATAGTACCTGAAACTGAATATCGTTGTAATTCATTTAGTACCCTGCGCCAATCAGGCATGTGTTTCATAATAAGTTCTGCAATAACAGGAACCTCATATGATACCTTTTCTGTGTCTAGGATGAACTGTATACGTTTTAGAAACTCCGCACAGAGTGTGCCAGAATCCTTCTTTGACATATTAAATTCAATAACAGAACACCTACTGTGTAGAGGCTCAATGATTCTATTCTTAAAATTACACGTTAATATAAACCTACAGTTCGCACTAAATTCTTCTATAAAGCCGCGTAATGCAGGTTGGGTTGATTGTGGATTAAGGTAGTCGGCCTCATCAAGTATTACTACTTTATAGCCACCCTGTAGGGAGACGGATGAGGCAAACTTCTTAATTTTATTTCGGAGTGTATCAATACCTGATTCTTCTGATCCATTAATCAGTAGAAAGTCAATATCGAGCTCATTACACAAGGCCTTGGCAATTGTTGTCTTACCTGTACCGGCTGTACCGGTTAAAAGCATATTGTGTAGGTCACCTCCTTTAACAATATCTTTAAATGTTTTCTTGATTGATGTAGGTAAAATACAATCGTCAATTTTTTGTGGTCGATACTTCTCTACCCATAAAAAATCATCCATTAGAGTACCTCCCAACCAGTAACTGTGGAAAGTCGGAAAGACCTCCAAGCCTCCTTGTCGAGAGCCCATGCCGCCAAATGATCAGAGTCGGAACTAATTTCTTTAATTGCGGTCTTTACTCCATGTGCTTCCAGTACTGTTTCATTAAGAGTACATGGCATCACACGGACTTCGCCGGTATTGATTTTATTGAAGGTAACTGTTACAGTACCACGTTTGAGAGCCTCGATGAGGCGAGATGTTTCATTTCGATCCATAATATAATCCTTAATAATAAAAAGTGAAGGGGAGGTTGCCCTCCCCCTGAGATTAAGATTCTGCTGAATCTTCTTCTTCGACAGGTAATTCACCTTCCGGTGTTTCGCCATCTTTAGGAGCAGCTGCATTTAAAAATTTCACTACTCTATTTCTCAATGAACCGACTGCTTCTAGTTCAGGTCCTTCAAAGCCACCACGCTTGGAACAAACATCAATAATTTGTACCATCGTTGCGATGTCTTGTAGAGACAGTTGAGGTGCCTCTGTTTCTGCAGTTTCTACTGCGTTTACTTCTTCAGTCATTTTCTTCTCCTTTGCAAAGTTTCGACTAATTTAAGAGAGCCCGACCTTCGGCACCCTCCACATTATCCCCATCATTTAAAATGGGAGATTCGTTAATGTACTTATATTTATACACCATAAGTACTAGTTCTTTCCAAGGCAATAAAATATTCTATTGGATAATTAGTATTCTGCCAGTTTGAAATCAACTTAGAGCTGATTGAGACAAAATAATCACCTGGTAGTAATTTTAGATTTGGAATGTTGACCACAAATGTAAATGGTTCTTTACAGTTATTGTCTTTGTCTACCACAATATCAAATGTATTAGCAGTAGAGTCTTTAACGTCTAAGACGCTTGCTGTAACCACACCATTCTCACCACTAAGTGATAATTCCATGTGACCTAGCACTGATGCTGCCTTCTTGATTTGATCAAGTACTTTTTCACTAAGTGTAATCCCTACTTCAGCATTAGGCATTGTAATGTCCTTTTGTGGCTGTGTAAGAATTTCTGTCTCAGCAAAATAATATTTAATCTTCTGATCGCCATTAGACATAGTCAAAGACTTGTCATCAAACGATAAGGAAGCATTCTCGATAAGACCATGGACTGACAAGAATTCGTTTAAGTCATAGACTCCGAACTCCAGTGGAAAGTCCTCAGTGATATCAGCAATGGCCATGATATTCTTGGCCTCTGAAATTGTTTTCACTTTCTGGCCAGGTTTAAGCACTAGGTTAGGATTAACACTAGCAAAGTTTTGTAATACCTTTAAGGTATCGTCTGAAATAATCATATATTCTCCTTCATTTCAATAGTTAATATTATACCACGCATTACCTTATTTGTCAAGGTCTTTGTGATATTCATCATGTACATTAAGAGCAATGATAGCGTAGTGTAGTATCTTTAATAGGTCAGCCCTATTATATCCGTCCTTCTTGCCGTATCGTTGTGTATACTTAAGCACATTCCCTAGAGCAAATCCCATACCGTGTCCACAATCAATAATAAATTCAGTAGATTGAAATTTATT